AGAATATTTGTAGGAACTCAGAACGTAGCTATTGGAACATCTACCACAGACAACGGAGGAAGGCTTCAAGTTAGTGGGTCAGATAATAGCGATATTTTCATGTTGTTTGCTGGGGCTAATTCAAGGTTACACGTTGGAACCGTAACCAGTCCAAGTAATAGTACTTACATCCGTTCTCAGAATAATTATGCTTTAGATTTAGGCGTAAATTCAACTAATTATTTAACTATTTTAAGTAGTGGTAACGTAGGTATTAATACGGCAACTCCAGCAACTGCTTTTGAGGTTAACGGAGTAGGTCTATTTACTGGCACTTCTTTAGTAGGAAACACAAAGAATGGAATTTATATTTATGACCAATCAATTTTATCTTTAGCTGGAACTGGTCCTAGACCCTTAACAATTCAAGGGCAAACTTTATCAATTTTTACAGGCACAACCTATTCCGAAAAATTAAAGGTATTTGAAAATGGTAATGTAGTTATAAGCACAAGCCCATCAGACTCAGGATTTAAACTTGATGTTAACGGAACAGTAAGGTTTAGTGGAACTTTAACTGCTACAAGTGCTAATTTTAGTTCTACAACTTCTCATACAGGAACTGCATCTTTTGGAGCAGGTGGTCCAACTGCAATTGATGGGTCAGATGGAAAATTAATTATTCCCAAAATTAGGGTATATAATAGTGCTCCTGCTACTCAATATCACGATATTACTTCAACTGCATCAACTAATAGATTTATACTTATTCCTGATGCTTCAGGGACAATGGCTTTAACTAGTGACATTCCTGCTAATCCTGTAGGGGGAACTGGTACAAGCGGAACAATTCCTGTTTTTACTGGAAGCACAACGATTGGAAATAGTATTTTGCAATCAAATTCTACTCAAGTAAATGTTGTAGGTAATGGGTCTCAATTGCTTTTTGATTCTTTAGGGCAAAGTAAATCTGGAGGGATTCAATACACAAATGATTTTGAATTATTAATAAATAACAGTAGAGGAACTGGAAGTGCTATTTTTTTAGGAAATACAAATATAGATTTTCATACCAACGTATCTGGGAATCCTAGACTTAGAATTACTGATGGTGGAAATATTTTAGTTGGAACAACCACAGACAATGGAGCTAAGTTTCAAGTAAATGGAGGAGTAACTATTACTAATTCAGTGGGGGGGACTACTGCATCAAACTATTTGCAAATTGAAGGGTCAACAGCTAATAATACTAATTATCCTGGAATTTTATTCAAGGGTGGGACACTTGTTACAACATATCCTAGTATTGCATTATCTAACGGAGGTATTGCTCTTATTTTAACTCAAGGCTCTTCAGCTACCTATCCTAATACTTCTCAGATTAGTTTAAATAATGGAGCCATAACCTTAAGTACTGGCTCAACCTTATCTCCAAGATTAACAGTAAATGAAGTTGGCAACGTCTTGATTGGAACGACAACTAATCCTTACAATGTAGCCTCTTTAGTTGTTAATCATAATAGTACATTTTCTAGAACATATTTTCAAAGAGGTGTTGAGTTAATAGAAATTGTTCCAAGTGATGGAACTGCTGCAAATTTTATTTCCTCAAGTTATACCGCAAGCGGTTCAGCTTATAAACCTTTAGCTTTTTCAGGTAGACAAAACCCTGCTGATTTATATTTAGCAACAAGCGGAAATGTTGGGATTGGTGTAACTAGTCCTTCTTATACATTACACGTTAAAGCAGCCTCTGGTAGCACAACTGGCTTAAGATTAGAAAGTAGTGGAGGAACTACTAATTTTGATATTCTTTCAAGTGAAGGAGATGGTAATGCTTATTTATATCAAAGGTCAAATTATGGAATTTTAATAGGTACTAACAATGCCCTAAGAATGACCATAACAGCAGGAGGCAACGTTGGAATTGGAACACAAACTCCAGTAACTTATGGAACAAGAAATTTAGACGTTAATGGTGGGGCTGGTACTGCTTATATAGTTGCTAGAGGTAGTAACAACGCTGGGATTATCGAGATGGCTTTTGATGGTGCTGGATATATGGGAACAAAATCAGCACATGACTTAGTTATTAGAACAAATGATATTCAAAGAATTAATATTTTTGCTACTTCTGGGAATGTTTTAATTGGTACAGGGTCAGATAACGGAAATAAGTTTCAGGTTAATGGGAACGCTACTATTAACGGAAGTGGAAACACATTACTTGTTAACTCAAGTAATAATTCTCTTGCTTTAGGTGTAGGATTTCAAGGTGTTACAAGTGGATATATAGGAGGAATTAGCTCAGCATTGTATGGTTATTCAACTAACGGAGGATACGTTCTTTTAAATTCATCATCCGCTTGGGTTCCTGCTTCAGACATCAAAAGAAAAAGAAACTTTGAGCCTTACACAAAAGGGATTTCAGCAATTCTAGGTTTACAACCTAAATTGTATAACATGGATTTCCAGAAAGATGGAGATGAAAAACAAGTTGGTTTGGTAGCTCAAGAAGTAAGAGAGTTTATCCCACTTGCTTATGAAGAAAATGCTGACTTTATTGGTATTAATTATAACGCAATTATCGTGACAATGGTAAAAGCAATTCAAGAACTTAAACAACAACTAGATACATTAACAAATGAAAACAATTGAACCAGTCTCAATATGGGACAACGGAACAGTACAGGAAGCTAAGATATTAAATGCTTACGCTATCAATGTAACACTAGGAACAAGTGCTGCATTCTACTACCAGCTATTCGCTGAGACTGTAGACCTAGCAGTTGGTCCTCAGTTAGCACAAGGGAACCTAACCATGACTGGTGAAGCATACGCTCAGTGGGAGGTGGACTCCTATGCATGGGATTGGATTGCTGAACAGTTAAACCTAACCATCACAGGTGACTATGTACCACCAGTGCCTCCAACACCAGAGCCTACTCCAACTCCTGAACCACCTTTAACCGAACAATAATATGGCAAAAATAAGCTCATACTCTACAGACAATACTGTATCCTATACAGACAAGCTCATTGGTACTGATGCTCAGGATAGCAATATCACCAAGAACTATACCATTGGAAGCATTCTGTCTATGCCTCTACCAACCGTGCCTGTATACGCTAACAACACAGCAGCAAAGGCAGGCGGACTGGTAGCTGGTAATATATACAGAATCACAGGAACTGATACTGCCGGAGTAGTCTGGTAGTAAGTTGAATTAAATTTAATCTAATGGACATAAGAAAGATATCGGTAGGCCCGGACTATAAGGGCAGTGCAATGCATTACATTGTGGGGCAGAAGGTCCTTGGTGATAGTCATGAGATTCATCTAATTCAATTTGACGAGGCAAAAAACTCCTTTAAAATATTTATCATCAACGATAAATTAGAGGTAGTGCTTTGGAAAGAATTTAATTCTACAATACCCGTATCTGTCGAATACAATATTAATATCTAATGAAATCCCCATTTTACTTTATTGCAAAGCCAGTTAACGGCAAGAGATACGACAACACAAAAGACATCGGTGGCATAGAGCTAATCGTAAGTACATCCGAGGAGGACCACAAGTTTTCCAATAGGTTCGCTGAAGTAGTGGAGACTCCACTAGGATACAGAGGACCCATTGAAATTGGAGACACCTTACTAGTTCACCACAATGTCTTTAAGTTTTACAATGACATGAAGGGTCGTCAAAAAAGCGGTAAGTCGTTTTTCAAAGATGACCTTTTTTTCATTGAGCCTGACCAGTTCTTTATGTATAAAAGCAATGGAACATGGAACGCCTACGATAAGTATTGCTTTGTCAAGCCAATTAAAGCCACCGATAGCTACATCAAAAAGCCAATCAGTGAAGAGCCTCTAGTTGGCATAATGAAGTACCCAAATGAATACCTATCAACGCAGGGCGTAAAAGCCGGAGACATGGTCTGCTTTAGCCCTGATAGTGAGTACGAGTTTACTGTTGATGAAGAAAAACTTTACAGAATGTTTGACCATCAGATAACAATTAAACTATGAATTTACTATCTTTTGACAACGTACTACAAGACCCCACATATTATGTATCCGAGATTTATTTATACGGATTTCAGGACGTGGCAGATGGACAGAACATCTTCAGAAACATACAGCCTAGAGGAAGTCACGATGACTTTGCCAAATATCTATCTAAATTATTTCCTGATTATAAGGTAGAGTTTAATTTTGTAAGGAGGTCTCCATTGAATCAGGAGGAACCAAACTTCATTCACACGGATGAAATGATGGGAGACATCACTTGCATTCTCTACTTGAATGAGATGTGCCCAGTTGATGATGGCACCACAATATATGACAAAGACAATAACCCATTGGTTGTAGTCTACTCAAAGTTCAATAGAATGATTGCTTTTAATTCTGACTCTCCACATTCCAGAAATCTCTTCGAGAACTTTGGAGAAGGTGAGTCAGCTAGATTAATTCAGGTTGCGTTTTTAAAGTACAAAAAATGAAAGACGTAAAAGAAATCAAGCTCAGGATTATTAATGCAGGCTACAAGGCCGTGGACGAATTGATTAAGGTAGCCGAAGAGAGTGTCGTGAAGAGTGGGGATGTAGAAGGTGAGCTTGCTGCAGATAGGTTAAAGAATGCAGCGGCTACAAAAAAGTTAGCAATATTTGATGCGTTTGAGATTCTCAACAGAATAGAATCAGAGAAAGAAAGCTTAGAGGCGATAGACAAAGGTGTAAGTAGAACTGATACTAAACAAGGATTTGCAGAGCGAAGGTCAAAACAGTAGTCTGTGTAGGGTCATAAAGGATTATATCCCTCCTGCAGTAGTCTCTAATAAGAATAGAGTGATGTCGTGGCTGTACGGTTACAACGAGCAGTACGATGTTGTTGTCATTTCTAAGAGCGGCAAGATAGGTGAGGTGGTAGAAATCTCAGGCTTGAAAATTGCTTTGCCTATAGCTCCTGAAAAGTGTCCTGCAAGACACCCATCTAAAGCTGAGCAGTACTGGGAACGAGAGGACATCCCTAGAGAACTAGCCAAGATTCAATCCATATTCCAATGGAACGAAAAGCCAAAGGAGTTTAAGGACAGGTGGGTCGATTACATCGAGCAGGAGTTTGACCGCAGGGAGAATGGCTATTGGTTCATGAACAATGGTGTAAAGACCTATATCACGGGCTCACACTATATGTATCTCCAGTGGTCTAGCATTGACGTAGGATATCCTGACTTCCGTGAAGCTAACAGAATCTACTGGATATTCTGGGAAGCCTGTCGTGCCGACCCTCGGTCATTTGGCATGATATACCTAAAGATTAGACGCTCAGGATTCTCGTTCATGTCATCATCTGAGTGCGTCAACATAGGCACGCTTGCACGTGATGCACGTATTGGCATCCTATCTAAGACTGGTGCTGATGCTAAGAAGATGTTCACCGACAAGGTGGTGCCTATCAATAGCAGGCTACCATTCTTCTTTAAGCCCATCATGGACGGTATGGACAAGCCAAAGACAGAATTGGCATTTAGAGTCCCTGCTTCCAAGATTACGAAGAAGAATATGTATGAGTCAGACGATACAGAGATTGATGGTCTGGACACAACCATTGACTGGAAGAACACTGAAGACAACTCATACGATGGTGAGAAGCTATTGTTCTTAGCTCACGATGAATCTGGTAAGTGGACCAAGCCTGTAAACATCAAGGAGAACTGGCGTGTAACAAAGACCTGTCTCCGTTTGGGTAGCAAGATTATTGGCAAGTGCATGATGGGTTCTACATCAAACGCCTTGAGCAAAGGTGGGCAGAACTTCAAAGATATATATGAGGAGTCAAACGTAAAATACAGGAACGCCAACGGCCAAACCAAGAGTGGCCTGTACGCCATATTTATTCCCATGGAGTGGAACATGGAAGGCTTTATAGACCTATATGGTCACCCTGTATTTAAGAAGCCCACAGCTCCTTTAAAAGGCGTTGACGGCAATTTAATTAAGAATGGAGCCATAGACTATTGGGATGCTGAAGTTGACTCATTGAAAAGTGATGCGGATGCATTGAATGAATTCTATCGTCAGTTCCCACGCACAGAGTCTCACGCATTTAGAGACGAGAGCAAGTCATCTATCTTTAACTTGACTAAGATATATCAGCAGATTGACTACAACGACTCCATGATTAAGGAGCACTACCTTACAAAGGGGTCCTTCTCTTGGAAGGATGGCATCAAAGATACTGTCGTGATTTGGACACCTGATACTAGAGGAAGGTTTTCAATTAGCTGGTTCCCACCAAAACATCTTCAGAACAATGTGCACATTCGTAATGGCATTAAGTATCCCGGAAATGAACATATTGGTTCATTTGGATGTGATTCATACGATATATCTGCTGTGGTTGGCGGACGTGGTTCTAACGGAGCGCTTCATGGAATGACCAAGTTCCACATGGATGATGGCCCGTCAAATGAGTTCTTCTTAGAATATATAGCAAGGCCACAGACCGCTGAGATATTTTTCGAAGAAGTATTGATGGCCTGTGTGTTTTATGGTATGCCAATCTTGGTTGAAAACAATAAGCCAAGGTTATTGTATCACCTAAAGAACAGGGGATACAGAGGTTTTTCTATTAACAGACCGGACAAACAGTTTGCGAAATTGACCAAGACTGAACGAGAGTTAGGCGGAATACCCAACTCATCAGAAGATGTGAAGCAAGCTCACGCTTCGGCAATAGAGTCTTACATTGAGAAATTTGTTGGGCTTGACTTAGAAGGGAAGTACAGAGATGCGGACCTCATGGGTACCATGTCATTTACAAGAACGCTTGAAGATTGGGCTAAATTCGACATAAATGACCGAACAAAATTTGATGCTTGTATCAGCTCAGGCCTAGCTATAATGGCCAATCAGAAGCACCTGTACGTGCCTGAAAAAAAAGAATCGAAATTAATTATTAACTTCGCTAAATATAAGAACGAAGGGACAATAAGTCAATTGGACAAATGAAGAATATAACAATCCAAATCAATTCGGTATCGTTTCCTAGCCAAATGGCCACGGATGCTGAAAAAGCATCGGATACCTTTGGTCTACAAATCGGTCAAGCTATACAATACGAATGGTTTAGAAAAGATGGTAACTCCTGTAGATACTATGGCCAATGGCAAGACTTCAGAAGATTAAGACTATATGCTCGTGGAGAGCAGCCCATCGGTAAATATAAAAATGAATTAGCTATTGACGGAGACTTGTCTTATTTAAACTTAGACTGGACTCCAGTTCCCATCCTTCCCAAGTTTGTAGACATCGTTGTAAACGGAATGTCTGACCGGCTATTTAAGGTAAAGGCATACGCTCAGGACGCAATGTCTCAGGCAAAGCGCAGCAAGTATCAGGACATGATTGAGAGCCAGATGGTGGCTAAGCCTGTGCTTGAAATTATCCAAGAAGAAACTGGGGCCAATCCTTTTGTTATGAATCCTGATGAGCTACCTCAGACTGATGAGGAGCTATCACTATATATGCAGCTTAACTATAAGCCTGCAATTGAGATTGCTGAAGAAGAAGCAATCAACACCATCTTTGATGAGAATCATTACGATGACATCAGAAAGAGATTGAATTATGATTTAACTGTAGTTGGCATTGGCGTTGCCAAGCATGAGTTCCTTCAGGGTGAAGGCGTAAAGATTTCGTATGTAGACCCTGCCAATATAATTTATAGTTACACAGAGGACCCATTTTTTAAAGATTGTTTTTATTGGGGAGAGATTAAGACCCTTCCAATATCTGAGTTGATGAAGATTGACCAGTCTTTAACTAAAGAAGACTTACAGCAAATTACTCAGTACAGCCAATCTTGGTATGACTATTACAACGTAGCTCAGTTCTATGAGAACAGTATGTTTTATAGAGACACCTGCACGTTGCTTTACTTTAATTACAAGACCACCAAGAAGATTGTTTATAAGAAGAAGAATCTAGATGGGGGTGGCTCCAGAGTAATTGAGAAGGACGACAACTTCAACCCTCCTACAGAAATGATGGAGGAAGGGAACTTTGAGAAGATTGAGAAGACAATTGACGTTTGGTACGAAGGCATCATGGTCATGGGTACCAATATTCTTTTGCAATGGAGGATGTCTGAGAACATGGTACGTCCTAAGTCTGCTTCACAGCACGCATTGCCAAACTATGTAGCTTGTGCTCCACGTATGTACAAGGGGGTTATTGAGTCATTGTGCAGAAGGATGATACCGTTTGCTGACTTGATTCAAATCACCCACCTAAAGCTACAGCAAGTGATTGCACGTACTGTGCCTGATGGTGTATTTATTGATGCCGATGGACTAAACGAGATTGACTTGGGCACAGGCAACGCCTACAACCCTGAGGACGCATTGAGACTATACTTCCAGACAGGTAGTGTTATCGGACGTAGCTACACTCAGGACGGAGACTTCAATAATGCTAGGGTTCCTATCCAGCAACTTAGCTCAGGCTCAGGTGCCGGCAAGACTCAGATGCTAATCACGAATATGAATCATTACATTGATATGATTCGCTCTGTTACAGGTCTTAATGAGGCTAGGGATGGTTCAATGCCTGACCCTAACTCATTGGTTGGCCTACAGAAGTTGGCTGCATTAAACTCGAACACAGCCACTCGTCACATCCTTGATGGCAGCCTTTATCTTTACAGGTCTCTGTCAGAAGCACTGACATATAGAGTTGCTGACATATTAGAGTACTCTGACTTTGCTGACGAATTTGCTAATCAAATAGGTAAGTACAATGTATCTATCCTAAATGAGATTAAGGACCTATACATCTATGACTTTGGCATCTTCATTGAGATTTCTCCTGATGAGGAGCAAAGAGCTCAGCTTGAGGCGAACATTCAAATGGCATTGTCTAAAGGAGATATCAACCTTGAGGATGCTATTGACATCAGAGAGCTAAAGAATCTAAAGCTTGCCAATCAATTGCTTAAATTGAAAAGAGTAAAGAAGCAAGAGCGAGAGGAGAAGATGGCAATGCAGAATCAGGCAATGGTTGCTCAGCAGCAAATGCAGTCGCAGCAGATGGCATCTGAAGCTGCTATCCAGCAGATACAGCTAGAGACTCAGGCAAAGATGCAGTTGAAACAAGCAGAGATTGCCTTTGATATTGAGAAGAGTAAAAATGAGGCCATGCTTAAATCTCAGTTGATGAGAGAAGAGTACCAGTACAATGTCCAATTGAGAAGTCTAGACGTTGGCAGCTTGAACGAAAGAGAGAAGATGAAGGAAGATGCCAAGGCTAAAAGAATTAGTCAACAGAATACAGAGCAATCTAAATTAATTAATCAAAGAAAGAATAATCTTCCGCCTTTGAGTTTTGAGTCTAACGAAGACAGTTTAGATGGCTTTGACTTGGCTGAATTTGAGCCTCGATAAAATGTTAAAATAATTAATTAAGTTTGTACAATAAAATCTAATAAAATGGAAATCAAAGTAAGGTCACTAGACGTCATTGAGCCTAAAGGGGTTCAAGAAGTAGAAAATGAATTGATTGAAAAGCATGAGCAATCACTTGTAAGTGATAGCAATAATTTCACATCAGGGGATGGCGCTGTTCAAACGGAGTCTGAGCCAGCAGAGTTTAACTTTAAAGACGAGGACGTTCTTTCATATATTGGTAAAAGATACAATAAGCAGATTAACTCATTGGATGACTTGGTTGCTGAGCGTAAAGACGCTGAGCCTTTGCCTGAAGATGTGTCCGCTTATTTGAAATACAAAAAAGAAACTGGTAGAGGCTTCGATGATTTCTTGGAATTAAGGAAAGACTTTGATTCAATGAATTCCGAAGAGCTACTTAAAAGCTATCTTACGTCTACTCAGGAAGGATTAGACAGTGAGGACATTGAGGCTTTAATGGAAGAGTATTCATACGATGAAGATTTGGATGATGAGTCTACCGTTAAGAAAGTCAAGATAGCTAGGAAGAAAATTATTGCTGAGGCTAAGAAGTACTTCAACAATCAGAAGGAAAAATACACAGTCCCACTTGAGTCAAGTATGGGCTTCGTTTCCGATGAAGATAAGGAGTTGTATGATAGCTACAAGCAATATATTAGTGAGGCGAAAACTATAGAGGAGGAGACCAATCGAAAGCGCAAATGGTTTGACCAAAAGACAGATGAGGTCTTTAGTAAAGACTTCAAAGGATTTGAGTTCAACATTAACGACAAGAAGATTTCGTTTGCTCCGGGTGATGCCAATGAGTTGAAGAAAAGTCAAGCTACTCCACAAAACTTTATCAACAAGTTTTTGGATGAGAGCGGAATGATTAAAGACGCAGCGGGATACCACAGGTCATTAGCCATGGCAATGAACCCTGAGAAGTTTGCTAAGTTCTTTTATGAGCAAGGTATGTCAGATGCTACTGACGATGTCACTCGTAAAATCAAGAACATTAACATGACGGAGCGTAGAGCTCCTGAGGTTGGCAAGCCAACAGGAGGAATGCAGGTGAGAGCGGTAAACCCTGACTCAGGTCGAAACCTGAGAATCCGCAGTTCAAAAAAAATGTAAAAACTAAAAACTAAAAAAAAATGGCAGGTCAATTATTAAGTAACCCTACCTTCCAACTTCAGCCAAGCGCTGAACAGGTGGCGTTACAAACCAACTACATTACCAACTTCAACTTCTTGAACCAGTATCTTCCTGATACTTACGAGAAAGAATTTGAGCGTTATGGTAATAGAACAATCGCTTCTTTCCTAAGAATGGTAGGAGCTGAGATGCCTTCTAACTCTGACCAGATTAAGTGGGCAGAACAAGGCCGTCTACACATTAAGTACACCAACGTAACTTCAGCAGCAGCTATTAATGCAAACACTGCAACCTTTACTGTAGCTGACAGTGGTGTTACTTACATCGCAATCCGTGTAGGTCAAACTGTAATGATTCAGAACAACGCTTCAGGTGTGTTCAACAAAGCAATCGTTACCGCTGTACCTTCTGCAACTACTTTCACTGTTGCTTTCTATGAGGCAGCAGGTCAGGCGTTTGCTGTTTCTACTCAGTGTACTGTATTTATCTACGGTTCTGAGTTCAAGAAAGGTACCAACGGAATGGTTGGTTCTTTGGAATCTGAAGATGAAATCTTCTCTAACAACCCTATTATCATCAAAGATAAGTATGCGGTTAACGGTTCTGACATGGCTCAAATCGGTTGGGTAGAAGTAACTACTGAGAACGGTGCTACTGGATACCTTTGGTATTTGAAGTCTGAGCACGAGACTCGTCTACGTTTCGAAGATTATCTTGAGACTGCAATGATTGAAGCAGTTCCTGCAGATACAGGTTCTGGTGCTAAAACTGCTGGAATGATGGGTTCTGAAGGTATCTTCTATGTTGTTAACAACAGAGGTAACGTATGGGGAGCTGGAACTCCAACTTCTCTTGCTGAGTGGGATACTATCGTTTCTCGTCTTGACAAGCAGGGAGCTATCGAAGAGAACGTAATCTTCGTTAACCGTGGTTTGTCTTTCGACATCGACAATATGTTGGCAACCCTTAACGGTTACAACTCTGGTGGTGTATCTGCTTCTGCTTCTTACGGTTTGTTCGACAATGATGTTGACATGGCGTTGAACCTTGGCTTCACTGGATTCCGTAGAGGTTATGACTTCTACAAGTCTGACTGGAAGTACTTGAACGACCCAACTATGCGTGGTGGTCTAAATAATACTGCAGCTACTGCAACTGGTACTATCACAGGTTTGATGGTTCCTGCAGGTTCTACTTCAGTGTATGACCAAATCATGGGTAAGAACGCTAAGCGTCCATTCTTGCACGTACGTTACAGAGCTTCTGAAGCTGAAGACAGACGTTACAAGACTTGGATTACAGGTTCTGCTGGTGGGGCACAAACTAGCGACCTTGATGCAATGGAGGTTAACTTCCTATCTGAGCGTTGTGTATGTACCTTAGGTGCAAACAACTTCGTATTGTTCAGATACGGATGATAAATAAATAGGGGGGCCAATTGGCCCCTCTTTTAACCTTTAAATAAAAAACATTATGGCTATTAAGAAAAAAGGAGGAGACCCCGCACCAAAGAAGCCTAGCACTATTAATAAGAGAGCACCATTAATGGATGTTCCTGTCGGTAAAAAAGGATATAGAATGTCAATTGATACCACAAACATGAACAAGCCAGATGAGCAGACCTACAACTTTACTATGAGGAATTCAAGTGGAAAAGTTACATCAAAGGGAAACCTATCTAGTGGTGTTGGTAAGTCTGCTGCCAAACAAACAGTTAATAAGCTTAAACCAAAAAAGTAACAACTAACTGAGGGTGTCCTGTAGGACACTCTCCTTTTAAATTTTAAATCAAATTAAATTCAATAACAAATGGCAAAGAATATCCCTGTAGACAAGGTCTACAAATTGAAAAACGGCAATCCGCTGTCTTACACATTGGCATCAAGAAACCATCCTAGATATCCTTTGATGTGGTTTGATGAGAAGAACAATGTCAATCGTGCACTTAGATATGCATCCAATCAGAAGTCTCCATTTGAAGACGAACAAGATGGAAACGCAATCATTGAGCCCATCATTTTTGAAGATGGATTCTTGAGAGTCCCAAAGCAAAATCCTGCTCTACAACAGTTCCTTCACTACCATCCATTGAATGGACTTATATTTACTGAAGTAGACAAGGAGAAGGAAGCTGCTGAAGAGGTTGATGATTTGAACCTAGAAGTAGAGGCGTTAGTAGAAGCACGTCAATTAACTATTGAACAGATTGAAACTCTTACTAGAGTAATGTTTGGCAAGGACCCATCTACGGTATCCACTGCTGAATTGAAGCGTGACATCTTGGTGTTTGCCAAGACAGAACCTAGAGAGTTCTTAAGTATATTGAATGACCCTGAATTAAAGTTTCAAGCTAAAATCAGAATGTTCTTCGAAAACAAGTTATTGGTTTTGAGAAACAATGATAAAGAGATTTGGTTTAATACAGCAACCAACAAAAAGAAAATGATGTCAATCCCTTATGGTGAGGACCCTTATGAAATTGCAGGCGGGTTCCTACAGAGTGATGAGGGCATTGATGGACTGAGAATGTTGGAAGCTATATTGGCATAAATGGTTAAAATGGTTTGTTAACAATTGAAAATGAGGGCATTTTTTGTGCCCTCTTTTTTTATGTATATTTGTAAAAAGGCGAAAAAATGATAAACTCTGTTAGAAATACGGTCCTATCCGTTTTAAACAAGAACAACTATGGGTACATATCTCCGTCAGACTTTAACTTGTTTGCCAAGCAAGCACAGATGGAAGTATTCGAAGAGTTCTTCTCTGAGTACAACAAGATAACAAATATGGAGAACGCTCGTATGTCGGGCACTGACTATTCTGATTTGCGTAAAGCATTAGAAGAGGCTGTTGAAACATTTATAGTTACATCTACTCTTACTCAGGTCACCGCAGCTTCAAATAGATTCTTCCTTCCATCTGCATCAACTACTGGATTTGATTACTTTATGATTAACAAAGTTCTTTGTTATGATGCATCTGGTGTCACTAGAGTGTTTAAGGGTGAAGCGGAGAAGGTAACGCATTCGAATATTACAATGCTTGTAAACTCAAACCTTACCGCTCCTACGGAGTTGTATCCTGCATACACGCAGGCAGGCAATGTACTTACCGTGTACCCATCAACTATTAACCTTGCTAACGAGGTGGACGCTACTTATTTTAGGTATCCAAAAGACCCTAAGTGGACGTACATAACCTTGGCGAATGGTGAGCCAGTGTTCAATCAATCTCAACTTGACTATCAAGACTTTGAAGTCCCAATAGAAGATGAGATAAAACTTGTATCAAAAATCCTACAGTACGCAGGAATGTCTATACGTGAGATTGATGCGGTTCAATTTGGTGGAGCTGAAGAACAAAAACAATCACAATAATCATGGCATACATTAGTCAATATCAGTACTACGAAAATGGTGGCGTTGCTCCTGAGGATGCCAATTGGGGGTCTTATCAATATGTAAGCCTTCAGGATATTGTTAACAACTTCTTGTTAATGTACTCAGGGAATCATTCTCTAGTGAACAACGAGGAGCGATACAGGATATTGTTCCATGCAAAGAGAGCTATCCAAGAGTTGAACTACGATGCATTTAAAGAGATAAAGGTTCTAGAGCTTACTGTTGGCGATAACTTAAAGTATATCCTGCCATCTGACTATGTCAACTGGGTGAGGATATCTCTTTACAAGGATGGATGGTTGAGACCATTATCTGAAAACATTCAGACCTTATCATCTAAAGCATACCTTCAGGACAATCAGTATAGGATTCTATTTGACGAGCAGGGTAATGCATTGTCTCCTGAGTATTCTCAGATTGATTTGGACAACATCACTAGCATTAAGAAAAGCATCTACCTTAACAAGGCCAATCAATTTGATGGCAACGAAGGATGGAACTACGATGGGATGTGGTACTTTGAAGGCAACATTGGTGCCGCCTATGGTTTAAATACCGAGACGGCAAACTTTAATCCTACCTTTAACATTGACAGGAAAGCTGGTGTAATTAACTTTGACTCACCAATGGCTGGCCAGCAGTGTATCGTGGAATACGTTTCCGATGGAATGGAGCAGGGAGACAACTCAAAGATTACGGTAAATAAGTTATTTGAGAAGTACGTTTATGCTTATATTCAGTATGAAATATTGAGTAGCAAGCTAGGAGTGCAAGAATATATTGTTGCTCGTGCTCGCAAGGAGAAGTCAGCCTTATTGAGAAACGCTAAGATTAGAATCAGTAATATTCATCCGGGTAGACTCTTAATGAATTTGAGAGGATTAGACAAGCAAATTAAATAAGATGGCAAAGTTTAGCAGGAACTTCACAGCAGGGAGAATGAATAAGGTCTATGACCAAAGAGTTGTCCCTGACGGAGAATACATTGATGCTATGAATGTAAGGATGGGCTCCACTGAGAAGTCCGAGATTGGTGTAATTGAAAACACCAAGGGTAATACCCCTTTGACATCATTAAGTTATATCGATGGCACTCCTCTAAGTGTTAATGCTAGATGTATTGGCGCAATTGAGAACAGCTTTACTGAAACTATTTATTGGTTTTTACATGACCCTACTTTCCCAGTTGGTGCCACAGGCAAGCTTGACTTGATAGTATCGTTTAACGTAAGTACAAACATATTGACATATCACGTCATTTCAATTAATGATGGCGGCAACGTAAACACCACTTTGAATTTTAACCCAAACTATCTAATCACTGGATTGGATATCTTGGACAATAAGCTTCTGTTTTTTACAGATGACTACAATCCTCCTAGAGTTATAAATGTTCAGAAGAACTACCCTAACCCAATTACAAATGTTGATGAGGTTAGTGCGGAGTCTTTGTTGGTAATTAAGAAGCCACCTGTTGAGGCACCAGCTGTACAGCCTGTAGTAAATAATGGCCAAGAGAATTATCTAGAGACTAGATTTATTTGCTTCGCTTATAGATACCAATATGAGGACGGTGAGTACAGTGCTACATCTCAGTGGTCTGCTCCTGCATTTGTTCCTAAAGCGTTCAACTTTAGCATCGATAGCTACTTGAATGAGGGGATGACCAACCTATGTAACTCAGCAATTATCACGTATAATTCAGGAGGGCCATTGGTGGTTGGCATTGACTTGTTGTTCAAGAAGGCTGATGCAAACATCATTCGTGTTATTGAGAAGCTTGACAAGAAGAACTTGGGCATCCGTGATAATGAGGAAAGGGAATACACATTTACAAATAACAAGATATTTACAATCCTATCTGAGGCTGAGTTATTAAGGCTTTATGACAACGTGCCTCGATTTGCAAAGGCCCAAACTATTATGGGTAACCGTTTGATGTACGGTAACTATGTAGAGGGATATAACTTAGTTGATGAAAATGGAGCGCCATTAATGATTGAGTACTCTACTGAATTGGTTTCAGAAGAAATTGGTGTAACTACTACAGATACAAATACTCAGTCTGGCAACTATTCTATTGACGGCCCTTTGAGTGTTCCTAATGCTGTTGTTTATATTGATTTAGATGGTAAGGAGTTAATTAATGGAGCCGCTATAAATCTAGAGGTTACTTTAGAGCATCAGGATTGGTCAGGAGATTTACCTTTTCCAACTGAGACTACAGAGAATATAAGGCTTGACTTTACGTTTTTCTTATCTAAGGACTACACGTCAGTGTATGAGTTGGCGTCAAGTATAGAGTTTCAGAATGCAGTAGGGGATGCTAATATAGAGCCTGTTGTTGATTCTTGCAATGGGATTACTTTTACGGACCAATTCAATTGCGCATTGCCAAGTGATTTGAGCGGGTTAAGTAAAATTGCAAGTGGCATTACAGCAGTCAATCAGGCGATAGGGATACTAACATCTCCTGCTAGTAATCAAATAGGATTGCAGTTTCCTGCAATGAAGTATGTGGACGACCCTGTTACTCAAGAGGTTTATGAATACTATGCTGTAACATTTTCTCAAGCAAGTTTTCAGGAGGTTGGCAATACTCAAAGCTTACACAGTAATAGAGACTATGAGGTTGCTATTGTTTACATGGATGAGTTCAATAGGTCTACGACAGCAATTGTAAGTCTCAACAATACAGTCCATGTTCCTTGTGGATTGTCTTCTTTTAAGAACTCTATACAGGTAACTATACCACCAACACAATTTCCTCCTGCTTGGGCTACTAGATACAAATTTGTTATCAAGCCTAGTGAGGAGAATTATGATACAATTTATTGCACTATATTCTTCGAAGACCCTGAGAGCAATAATGCCTATTTCTTACTAGAGGGAGAGAACTCTAGAAAGGTTGAGGTTGGGGATAGATTTATAGTTAAGGCTGACTCGGAAGGGCCAACCAACAACTGCGTATACGCAACTGTACTAGAGAAATCTTCTCAGGCTTCAGGGTTTATAGAGATACCAAGTGAGGATGACCCTGAGATTCTTATCCCTGTGCCAGCTGGTGTGTATGCAAAAATTAATCCAAACAGCTTTAATATTATTAAGGATGAGGACGCAATTATTGCTCCGGGAAAAAGATTCGTGAAAGAGAAAAGAGGTGGGCAATACCCTGTATTGGTCTATCCAATGAACCTATTTAACGGTACAGCTTGGGTTGATTACGATGTCCCTTCTGGAAGTAGAATTATAATGTCAATAAAGCAATTCAGAGGGGGAGAAGGAAATAGATGTGAGGAAAGAAGAAACACCCTTGAAAGAACTTTTATATCAGCAAACTCATACGACAATATGTACGATTGGTTTGTTGGTGAAAACATTGAGCAGTACTTAAATGATGGTATAAAGGTTGTCGGTTCAAATGCTTGCGAGATAGAGAATGAATTTGAAGGCATTACAACTAATATTATTGCTAATCCAATCTCCAAAGCTGTCTGCACAAACTACTACAAGTTCTATAGAAACACTACTACAAATGAGCTTCAGCTACTAATTACAGGAACTGTTTCTTGCGATGGCCCCGGATTTAAACCAAGAGCACGGGATTCAAACGTAGAAGTAAACATTACGGTATTTCGTTCTGATAAGATTATAATATTTGAGACAGAGCCATCAGAGGCTTTGCCTGATGTGTTCTTTGAGAACGAGATGTCATTCCCTATTGTAAATGGAAACCACCAAGGCAATGTTCAGAATCAAAACATTAATTCAGGGATTCCAGCTATTGTTGATACCAAGTTCTTCAACTGCTTCTCATTTGGTAATGGGGCAGAAAGCTATAAGATTAGAGACTCTATCGTTGGTAATTTCTTCAACTTTGGCAACAGGGTAACTGCAGTTTCTGCTCAGGATTATAGAGAGGCTGATAGATTTGCAGACATCACTTACAGTGGTGTTTATAGCGCTGAGTCAAATGTAAATAAGCTCAACGAATTTAATCTTGGATTGCTTAACTATAAAGTCCTTGAGCCATCCTTTGGAGATATCTACATATTAGATGGTAGAGAGACCGACATTCTTGTTCTTCAGGAAGACAAGATATCTTATGTGTTGTCAAGCAAAAACATTATCTCGGACTCTACAGGCGGTGGTGTCATTGCATCTGTACCTGAAGTATTGGGCAATCAAATTGCAAGAACTGAGAAGTATGGCATCAGCTTTAACCCTGAGAGCTATGTGCAGTGGGGATTCAATAGATTCTTTACTGACGTAAAGAGAGGGGTTGTAATTCAGCTTGTAGGTAACTCTACAGGAAATGACCAATTGGCTGTCATATCTGAACTTGGTATGCGTACTTGGTTTAGAGATGAGTTCAATGCCTCATACTCTACTCAGAAGCTTGGTGGGTTTGACCCATACATGAATGAATATGTACTATCTACTAATGATAGAGAGATTCCTTTGAACCCTGAGTGCTTAGGCTGTGGTATACTGCAGACATTTACTCTTAGCACATTACCCGCTCAAACAAAAACATTTGAGTATTGCGTAGACTTGGGTGCTGTTGTAGGCTCTTCTGATATTGATTACACTGTACAGACAATTAGTTCTGGTGCTTCATTTGAGCTAACTGTAGACTATGACGGAAACACGTTTACTACTGGCCCTGAAACCACTAGTGGAACACTTACATTTGCCAAGGATAACATATCCGTTGAGAGTGCGACAATAACTATTGAGTACACAGGAGACATAGTTTTATCTGTAATTGCTGGATGTACGGTAGCTGATAATCTCACAATTGTTCAAATTGTTGTGACAAATAATTTTGAAGCAGGACAGAGTATACACAATGAGTACAGATACACGGACAACACATTTACTTCTCCATTGCAATCTGTTCTTACTACGTTCTTATCTTCGTCTGAGAATCCATTGGTATCAAGATACAGCGCATTGACGGGTCCTGTAGGCTCTGGGGCTTTTCCTCCAGCAGGCAGCACTCTTAGGATGATTACGAATAAGTTGTCTACGGACACGTTTGTGTTTAATCCTGCTACTGATAAGTTTAAATACTTGATGACTAATACGCTGTACACCAATACTCCTGCAAACATATCTACGTTGCTAGGATTGGCCACTACGGCTACGCCAAATCAAGGTAGTGGGAATATTAATTATGCAGAATTTACAGTGCCTGCTTTGCAGGATTACTTGTATCTTGTTTGGGACCTTAGAGATTCTACTCCTTTAACATTATGCTACTCTAGCACTGCTTTAATTGATGTTTGCTGCGGATGCGAAGTAAGTTAAACTAAAAAATAAAATGGCTACAAGCTCAACGTATTACTTAAATGCTCCATCACTAGGCTCCGCTACAGCTGTGTTTACGAACGCAGCTTTAACGGTATGTGCTCCCAATGGATTCTACTCAGATGGTATTATCTCAAGGGAGCTGGTGGATTGCGTACTTCTACCTCAGCAAACCTGTCCTTCTTGTACTATCCCTTGCGGAGATTCTATATCTGCCGATGGATTACAAGGTATCTATTACCTTAACACAGACTTAGGTGCTGCAATAGGAGCTGTTCTAATTAGATTCAATACCATAAACATTCCTGATGGCATCAAAGCTGTTTATAATAGCGTTGTGTACAATGGCGTGTCTTCACCGACATCTGGATGGCTTCAAGGTACTGCAGGGCTTCCAACCTATATTGGATTGCAATCTGCTGATTGTGGTATCGTTGCAGGTTCTCCCTACACGTTGGCTGAATTCCAATACGATGGAACGGACTTCGCTGCTCTTGGCACAAATACATCTGTGAGTGTATTGGCTGGACAAATGGAGTTAACAGTATTGGCTCCGGGGAATACGCTGATGGTTATACCAAAGATAGCAGCAAGCCCATCTATATTGAATCTTGAATTTATTGGGCCATGCTCGGGAACTGTATTTGATATTTCGGTTGCCTGTCCTGCTGCGCTTACATCATTCTCATCAAGCACAGTAAGTGCAACTAGTGAGTTAGCTTGTGAAAAAGATTTTCTTGAAACATATTACGTAGCCCATGTAAACGGGGCTTCTGGCACATTAGGGCTATACGACTTAGTCTTTACCGATGCTAATGGACAGTTTAAGTTAGCAGCAGGGTTCTACAAGACCAATGATGCAGGGGCTAATGAGTGGTATCAAGTAGATGCTAATGGAGCGATTGTCTTATTTGGCACCTGTCTAGTTCCAATCCCATGTGGTGATGCCATAGAAGGAGATGGAGCTCAGGGGGTATATTATATTGAGTCAAATGTCGGCACAGGTACAGGAGCAATTATTGTTAGCTTTAACCCACGAAGCCTAACCGATGGTATATTGGCTACATACAATAGTGTAGACTATAATGGACTATCTTCACCAGTATGGGGATGGAGACAGGGCACAGCAGGGCTGCCTACTTATATTGGTAGTACAGATTGCAATCTAGTTGCAGACTCTCCTCATGAGAATATCGCACAGTTTGAGTATAATGGAACTACTTTTGCTCCATTAGGACCACCAAATATAACTGTAAATGTAGTGGCAGGACAGATGCAGCTTAATGGAACAGAACCCGGCCTATGCATCATGGTTATACCAAAGCCTACAGCTAGTCCATCTACATTAAATATTAGCGTTTTTGGAATTTGCTCAACGACTTTATTTGACATAGATATTAATTGTCCAGCTCCTTTACCATCATTTACATCTAGTCTTAATAACTTTGATAGCTCAACTGCTTGTATTAATGATATGCTAGAAACATTCTATGTCGCTCATGTGACTGGTTCTGGTGGTACATTAGGACTATACGACTTAGTATTCAGTGACGCTAATGGTCAGTTTAAGCTAAGCGCAGGCTACTACAAAACCAATGATGCTGGAGCCAACAATTGGTATCGAGTGGATTCTAATGGAGCAATTATTCAATTTGGAACTTGTCCTTAATAACTATGGCGAACTATACACTAACATACAGCGAAGCGGGACCCGGATGGGTCTCCTTCTATTCTTACTATCCTGATTGGATGATAGGAATGAACAGCTACTTCTACACATTTAAAGGTGGAGACTTGTACAGGCACAATACTAACGAGGAGAGGAACACGTTCTACACTCCTTGGCAGGCTAAGAATGGTACGCCAAATGCTGACTTCACTCCAACTAGAATGAAGAGTGTGTTCAACACATCTGTCCTAGAGAACAAGGTCTTTAAAACAATAGACATACAGGGAGACGCTCCATGGTCATTCACATTAGAGACTGACATACAGGTATCAGGCTTCATTCAACTCGATTGGTTCGAGAAGAAGGAAGCCACCTACTTTGCTTTCATTAGAAATAATGCCGCAGGTGAGTTGTCTCTGAGAAGCGTAAATGGTATTGGTCAAAGTAGTCAGGTTGTCGGAGGTAATGTGGTTAGATTCCCGCTTACTGTTTCTATTGGAAGCATTATAAGCATCGGAGACCTTTTATACTTTTCACTCCCTCCTTCGTATGGTACGCCAGTATTAGCTGGTCGAGTGACAGCTATAACAGTGGACTTGCCTTCCAGTATTAATCAGATAACAATCGATACCACGATAGCAGGCACAACTCCTATACCTATTCAGAATGCGTTTATATTTTACGTTAAGAATTCAGTTGCTGAATCTCATGGAGTCCTTGGTCATTACTGCGTGTTTGATATGCAGAATACCTATACGGATAAGATTGAGCTGTACGCTGTTGAGTCGGACGTAATGAAAAGTTTCCCTTAAAATTAATATCTTTGTTATAGCATGGCACTAACAATACGAGAGTTAAACGATAGCGATTACGATGACATTCTTGTAGGGTGGTGGAAGGATTGGAAATGGATACCCCCTCAAAAGGACTTCCTTCCCAATGATGGCAAAGGAGGGATTATAGTTTATGACGGTGATGTTCCTATTTGCGCAGGATTTATGTACCTTACTAACTCTAAAGTTGGATGGGTAGATTGGATAATTTCAAGCAGGTATTATACCAACAAGGAACTAAGGAAAGACGCACTTGAGTTATTGGTCTCTAGATTGACAGATATATGTGGATTAGTAGGCTGTAAGTACGTCTATGCACTTATCAAAAATCAACATTTAATAAATACGTATGTGAACCTTGGGTACATCAAAGGCGACTCATACACATCTGAAATGATAAAAGTATTATAATATGGCAATGTTCACAACAGTAGCGGCAGGCATTGGATTGGCGACTACAGCAGCTACAACAGGTATGTCTTTTGCTAACGCAGGAAAGCAACGTAGAAAAATGAGAGAGGCTGAAACTGCAGCTGATAAAGCTATGCAAGAGGCCCGTCAAAAGCTTGAGGTTAACGTATACGATAAGTTAGCAATACAAAAAGAACCTTATGAGTTGCAGAGAGAAGCTATGCTTTCTCAAGGAGCCCAAGCTCTTCAAGCTGGAGTTGAAAGCGAAAGAGGAGCTGCTGCTACAGCAGGACGTGTTCAGATGGCTGCAAACGAAGGGCAGGCTGCTATTAGAACTGCAATGGGTCAGGATATGCAGCAACTCGAGATGCTTAGCGCACAAGAGGAAGGAAGACTCAGAGACATTGGTGTTCAGCTAGACCTTGAAGAAGTGGCTGGTGCGCAGCTTGCTGCTGCTAATGCACAGGAGCTAGGAGCTCAAGCCATGCAACAAGGTTTTGAAGGAGTGACAAGTTTAGCAGGTCAGTTAGCTGAGAATGCTCCATTGTTTGAAAAAACTGCTGCAGCTAGACAAATTGGAAAAACAGAGAGACAAGGGATGAGGCAACAAGATTTATCCTCTAGTGATATTCAATCTAAGATATCTAAGTTTGGTAAAATTGGTGAAACTGATTTTAGCAAGGTAGCGGGAATGAATAGGGGTCAATACTTAGACTTCATGAATAAAGCAGACCCTGAAACTCTTAGATTAATAAGACAAAACCTTGGATTGGGAGCTAAAGGTAAGGCTCAGGCAAGGCAATTTGTAAGGGGAATTGAAGATGGCTCTATAAACTTTCTTGGTCTATAATCAATGGCTACATTTTATAAATACGCTGAACGTAGTGCCGAGTCTCAAGTCAATTGGTCTGAGATAGGCAAGAACATGACGGATATGCTCCGTGATGAAGTTACTTTAAGAGAACAAAAGAAAGCTGCTATTGATGAAGCTACACGTAAGTATGCCGAACAACTTTCAAATGCTCCTCAAGGAGAACACGTTGGAGCAAAAGAAGAGGCGTTGAGATTTGCTGACCAAGCGAGTCAGTATATGCTTCAGCAAGAAAGACTTTTAAGAAGTGGCTTATTGAAGCCTAAGGATTATATGGTTGCCCGTCAGAATTTAACTGACGGAACAACAAGAAGCTTCAAGGCCATGAAAGAATTCCAAGCTCAATATGGTGAGCTGATGGAAAGAGCAAGAACAGATAAATCATCAATCCTTGAAATACAAGCTTTAGAAGAGATTCAAGGATACGGTAACTTTAGACAGTCAGGATTCTTTATTGATGCTCCTTCAGGAAAAGTTAATGTTGGTTTAAAAGAAGAACAAATAATTGATGGCCAAAAAGTAATGGGCCTAAAGGATGGTAGCACCCGTGGTATGGAGTACATAGATGGGGCTATCTATACAAGAATAGATAAGTTTAGAGCTATGGATGCTTTGACTCCAATAGCTGAAAGCTTGGGCACAGAGATTCAAGCTACTCTAGACCCTGCTACATTAACTAAGTTAGGTAGCATTAAGTCTATAGAAGACCTTAGAAACAGAAAAGATATTGACCCTGCTACGGGACAAATATTATTTGATTACTATACATCTCTTAGAGATTCTGTAGGTGCTGTTATTTCTAGTCCATTTCAAAAGGCATCATTGCTTGCTGATACATTAGGAGTAAAAGTTACCATGGACCCTAATGAGGCGGCAAAGAACCCTGATTTAATTCTTAAGGTAGTAGACCCTAATACGGGTAGAGCTGAGTACCAGTTCTCAGACAAGCTAGAAAAGAAAGCTGAAGACTGGATGACTCAGCAATTGCTGAGTATGGTTACTAGAAAAGAAACTATTGATGGGACAGGATTTGTTCCTAGACCACCACAAAGAACTGAGGCAGAGATTGGTTTAGCTGAGAAAAAGGCACAAGCTAAAAACTTTGGTGAGAACTTAGGTATAGCATTGAAGTCTCCTGACGAAGAAAAGCGTAACAATGCGATTAAATACTTAGGTCAAAAAGCAGGTAGACAAGTTGATATAGAAGGTGGTAAAATCATGGTTTATGATTTAGACGGACAAGGCAAGTCTGAATACGACTTAAATACTGACCCTGATGAATTAGCTAGTGCTTTGATTAGTGCATTTGGTGTAGAACTACCTGAAGATACTATTCTACAATTTGCTAAATCAACATTAAAAGGTAACAAAACTAATACAAGTGGTAGCGTAAGAGCAATTGTATCAGAGCCTCCTCCTTCTACTGTTAAAATAGTTATTCCTTCAGATGCTTTTACTCAGGAGTCTACTGAAGCTACAGCAGCTATCCAAGAGGCATTGCCTGAAGGCTTTACTGTGGAAGATTTAACTCCTAGTGAGTTTTATGATACAGGAAATCAAATTAAAATTACAGCCCCTAATGGTAAGACAAGAACCATTAATACAGGACTTGGTACAGATGCTGCAGGAAACACAAAAACAGAGATTGAGTCTTGGATTAAATTAAATAACGTGGCCAATCCTTCGGGGGGTAGTGGAACATCAGGAACAGTAAATTACGGAGAAAAATAATAAACATGGACGAGCAGGTAATAGACGACTTATATAACAGAGCTGTATCTAAGGGATACAAAAAAAGCCGACAAGAGTTTATTGGGCTATTACACTCTGATGGTGATGTAATGAATGATATGTACTCTTATGTTCAATCAAAAGGATATAAAAAAGGGGTAGATGACTTTAAAAATTTAATTGGAGCTACTGCACCTAAATCACCAGAGTTAAAAAAAAAAGAAGATACTACGGCATTACCTTCGGGACTTGGTTCTTCGGTTTCGTCCGTATCAGCTGAGCCTGAGATGGCTAAGTTCGGGTATCAACCCGGCAAGCCTTTGCCTGAGCAAATACCATCTGTTCAACCTGACCAGCCAGTACAACCCAAGTATACTGAAGAAGTAATGTTTGGCCCAATGGGTATCTCTGGTGTTAAAACAACAGGGAAGGCACCTGAATTTGAAGGTAAGAGTATACCTAAGGTTATTGGAGAGATAGGTAAAGTTATAGCTAAGGGGGTAGTTAAGTTCCCTTCAGATACTTTAGAGACTGCTGCAATAGTTACTGCTGCTGCAAAAAACCTAGCCGCAAAAACTGGATTAGTTGATGAGACTTCTGCATTTAATGTATCTCTTCCATTCGGAGGAGTTAATGTTAATTTTTTTCAAGCGGCACGTGAATGGGAGAATTTAGTAAATGATTTCATCCCAACAGACAAAGACATTGAGTCTGGATTTTGGGGACAAACTGCGAATGCTTTAGGGCAAATGGTCCCTATATTGCTTACAGGAGGACTGTCCGGAGGAGCTAAAGCTATTGCTAAGGAAGCTGGTAAGAAAGGTCTTTCAATGCAGGCTGTTGCTAATTATGGTAAAAACGTAGTATCTAGAATAGGAACTCCTCAGGGAGCTATAACTATTTCACAGGTGGCTGCTCCATCATACGAACAAGCAAAACTAGAAGGGGCCACAGAAAATGAGGCGCTTGGATATGCGATTCAAAATGCAGTGATGACTTTTCCTCTGGAGATGTTACCAGTGAATAATTTATTCAAGAGATTGGATAATGTTTTAGTAGGTAACACAGGAGTTGAAGTGTTAAAGAGAGCGGTAGTTGGTGGTGGTGAAGAATTTATTACTGAAGGAGTTCAAGCCGTATATGAGAACGTAACAGCAGACGCCATATATGGTACCACAAGGAACTTCTTAGATGGTGTAGGTGAGGCTGCTGCTGTAGGTGGTACAGTAGGTGCAATTATGAACGGTGTGCTTACTGCGTTGCTTGGAAGAAGAGCTAGAGCTACATCTGATAAAGAGATTGAAGAGATTGACAAATCAATTAAAGATGTAGAGCAGAAAATCGCTCAGGTTGAATCTAACAATGAATCGATAAATGAAACTGTAAAAGTTCTTGAGGAGAATAAACTTAGAAAATTATCTTACGGTAGCGCTGACTATAACTTTATTGAATCTCCTGAAGGGGCTTTAGAATATGCAGACGATGCACTCACTGAGCAGCAGGCTCAAGGCATTATTGGTAACCTTGCAAATTCATACAAGAAGATTGATTTCACTATAGAAGAAGTAGAACCTGAAGACCCATATCAGCCTACTACTTATAAAATTATTGGTAAACCTAAAACTATACAACAAGATGCCATTCAAGAGCAAGCAGCAGGTCAAGTACCTGTTCAGTCAGGAGCCACAGTTAGCCAAGAAGTGGCGCAAGGAGAACCCCAAGCAGAACCTCAAGTCACTGCCGAAGCGGGTGTCCAAGAAGAAGTAACTCCTGAAGAAGTAGTGTCTTCAAAGACACAAGCTATTCCAAATGAGTTACAGGGAAAGATTAAGACAGGGCCAACTGGGTTTGGTGGCGTAAGAGACCATACTATAGGTAAGGTAAATTTAGAAGACCTAACCGTATTAGAAAATGGTATAAAAACTGCAGAGGAGACTCTTGCTAATAACCCATCGTTTAAACCTTCTAAAAAACCAATAGTAGTAGGTGTAGATGTAGAGACAGGTCAAAAGCAATTGCTTGATGGTTACCATAGGTATTTAATAAATGGAAGGTCAGGTCAAGCTAATGCTCAATTTATACCTATGAGAAATGGGGAGATAATTTCTTTTGAAGAAATGTCAACCATTACTCCCGAACCTATTGTAGCTCAACCAACAGCACAGCCTGAGCCTGCACCTACTCCTGAGCCAACAGCACAGCCTCAAGCTCAACCTGCAGCTGCTCCAATAGTTATTACAGATATCTTAAATGACATCAAGGTTAGCTTCGCTCCTGAGAATGCAGTTGAAGTAGAGAAGGGAACTAGAGAGGATACTCGTGGGAAAAAGTTAACCTATGATGCTGCGGTAACTGCACAGGCTACTGACAAAAATGGCACGCCTATTGGCCTTATTACCAAGAGGTCTAATGAGGATGGTATTCTTTCATTTACCTTGAAGAATACAAGTGGACAAAACATTAACAAAGGCAAAGCATATCCTACAGAAAGAGACGCTAGAATGGCTCTTGCTGAGCAGGTAAATAAGGTAAGAGCTAAGGCTACTCCAGCACCTGCACCTGTAGCACCTGCACCTGTGGTTGTTGAGGCAGCACCTGTAGTAGCACCTGAGCCTGAGCCTATCCTAGTGGATGACCAAGCAGAACCTATACTTGTCACTGCAAAAGAGATAAAGTCAAATCTTCCTAAGTTCACTAGAGACAACGCTATTGAATATGATACTGACTATAGAGAAGATTCTATGGGGAGAGAAAAGGAATACACATCTTTACTAACTGTAGAAGCATTAGATGTAGATGGAGTTGAAATTGGTACCATAACAAGGCTTACTGATTATGACA